GTAAACCTATGAAAATCATTTCCAACGCAATCGTTTTTAAAGCCGAGCTGCCACGCCTTGATCTGCTGGCCCAGCACCTTGAGCAAATGCCGTTCAAGCCTGTGTGCGAAACCATGGTTTCTAGCGCTGGCTTTGTGCCTAACCCGGTGACCGGCGAGCTGGTTACGCCAATTGAAGGCGGCTACTCCTTCACTATGCGCCGCGATGAAAAGCTGCTGCCTAAGTCTGCTGTGCGCGCTGCCGTTAATGCTGAAATTCAAGCGCTGCTCGAAGAGACTGGCGAAGAGCTGACCAAGGAAGAAGCGGCCGCCGTAAGCGAGGCCAAGATTGCCGAGCTGATCCGCAATGCGATGGTTCAAACCAAGACCGTCAACGCCTTCTACTCCACCGAAAAGCAGTACCTGTTCATCCCGACCACCAACAAGAAGCTGGCGCAAACCATGGTGGGCCTCGTTATCCAGGCCGTGGGGTCAGTGAAAACCGAAACAATCCACGTTGCTGACGTGAAGGGTGGCCTTACCAAGCGCCTGAAAGATCACATTGCCGGTGCAAAAACCGCCTTCGACGGCTTCACGCTTGGCAATTCCTGCCTTCTGAAAGAGAAGAGCGACCGGGTTAGCTTCGACCTTTGCAACCTTGATACAGCAACCAACGGCGTGCGCGAATCCCTTGAGGCCGGCATGCAGGTAGAGCGGCTGGAGCTGGGGCATGGTGATCTCTCGTTCAAGCTAACCAAGGACTTCCACCTTCGTGGCATCGACTTCTTTGGCGAGCTGACCGAGGCGGAAGAGCAAGAGCGCGAAGACTTCGACATGCCGATGCTGTGGCGCACCGAGGCGGCAATCCAGCTGCTTCAGCTTTGCGCGGTACTGGACGGCCTGTGCGAGCTGCTGGGCTACAAAGAAGGCGATGGCCTGAAGATTGACGCGCCGTCAGCGCCTGCGCAGCCGGAAGCGGCTGAGACTGAGACCGAAGAAGACCCCCTTTATTCAGATGCGGTCGGCTGGGTTCGTGCCAGCAAGCGCGCCAGCGTTAGTACCGTGCAGCGCAAATTCCTGATCGGCTACAACCGCGCAGCTCGCATGATCGAGCGCATGGAAGTCGAGGGTGTTGTCACGTCGATAAACAGCCACGGCGAGCGCGAAGTCATCCAGTAATCCAGCACGGCGGCTACGGCCGCCATTCCCAAGGAGACTGCCATGTTTGAGATGTTCATTGCCGGTATCTGCGCCGGCTGCGTGATTGGCTACTTTGGCCGCTGCGCTGATGAGAACCAAGCCAAAGAGCGGGGCAAGTACCGTGGCTAAGATCGAGTGGCGGCACACCTGGGCCAGCAACAAGCCGCGCATCAAGGGCAAGCAGTTCATGCCCAAGCGCCCGGTTATCTGGTGGGGCTCAGTCTGGATGGAGTACCCCGACGGTACGCGCGATACCCGCGAATGGCGCACCTGCACGCCCATCCTGCGCAAAGAGGCTCAGCGCACTCTGAAAGCGATGTTCAACGACCTGCTGAAAGAGAACGGCAACAACGCCGTAAACGCCGGTTTCGTGATGGAGTGCGCGTAGTGGGCACGAAGCTATACCTGCGCAAGCTGCCAGGCGGAATGCTGGTTCCTGACAACGATGAAGGCGTCGAGTGGTTGCAAGGCATCAAAGCTGGCGACGTGATCAGCGCGGAGGTAGCCAAGCCGCGCAATTACAAGTTCCTGCGCAAGTGCCACGCCCTTACCCGGCTGGCGTTCGATCACTTCACCGAGCACCTTGGCGGCGTTGAATACAAGGGCATGAAGGCCGAGCCGAGCTACACCCGGTTCCGCAAAGACATGACCATATTGGCCGGCTTCTATTCGGCCACCTACGACATTAACGGCAACGTAAAGCTGGAGGCGATGAGCTGGTCATTCGCCAACTGTTCCGAAGAGGAAATGCAAAAGATATTCAACAGCCTGATCAACGTCGCGCTGAAGAAGATCTTTAAGGAGCAGATCACCGAGGAACACCTGCGCCAGCTCGTTGACCAGATTATGAGTTTTGCTTGAGGACTACCCAGTGAAAGGAAGAACCCGCAGCGCGAAAGAAAAGAAGTTTCACGACCTGCTATGCCAAGAGGTTGGCTGCCTGCCGTGCCTGGCTGACACCGGGCTGCGCAACACGCACGTCTCAATTCATCACGCGGATGGTCGTACCAAGCCATACGCGCACTGGTATGTGCTGCCGCTGTGCGCTGGCCATCATCAAGACGGCTACGGCGAGAAAGGCCAGATTGCTGTTCACCCGCATAAGGCCCGCTTTGAAGAGAAGTACGGCAAGCAGATGGACCTTCTGCGCCAAAGCATTCAGCACCTGGTAGACCAGGGCCACCAACTGCCGGCCGAAGCGCTGGCGATTCTGTGAGGAAAGGAAATTGAGAAAGCACAGCCACTATTTCAAGGACGTTAGCAAGCTGGGTGAGATCGACGTTTACCGCGTGTGCGCCCTGTTCCAGATCAATGACCCAAGCGGCGCAACCCAGCACGCGCTGAAGAAGATCCTGCTTCCCGGCCTGCGAGGCGGTAAGTGCACCCGACAGGACATGCAGGAGGCCATTGATACGCTGACTCGCCGCATTCAGATGCTGGATGAGGACGCCGGCTGTAATGAAGCCAGCATCATGGCGGCCGGCTTTGGGCACAAGAACATGATCGAGCCTGTAGGCCCGCTATGGCCTGGCATTAAGCAGCGATTAGGCGGCGAGCCTGATATGAAGTATCGGCCTTCATTCGGCGTTGATCTGGCAAGCGGCTCAGACAAAGGCTGTACCGTGACCGCGCGCCGCGACGAGAAAGGAGCAATTGTCATTGAGGACGTTCGGTTCGACGAGGCTCGCGCCGACATCATCGCGCAAAACGGAAACGATGGTGCCCATTACAGTGAGATCGATCGCCTACGCGCCGCCGCCGACTTTAACGACGACGTTCCCGTCGAGCCCCAGCGCCCGCGCCACGTTTGTCCCGCATGCGGCCTTGGTCACTCGATAGGCCAGTGCAACCCGATGACGGTGGAAGAGGCTGTAGCGCTTGGCGGTAAGCATATTACCGAGGTGGCAGAATGATCGTCATAGGCATAGATCCAGGCAGTAGCGGTGCATTGGTGGCCTTGCGTGATGACGGCGGCTACCTCGCGCACCTGGCCATGCCGACGATCAAGGTCGGCACCAAGACGCGCGTGAATGGTGCAGCCGTGTCCGCATTCATCCACTGCCTGATGGAGCGGCACCCGACTGCGCCGCTGCATTGCTACCTTGAGCAGGTTGGCTCAATGCCAGGGCAGGGCGTTTCCTCGATGTTCACCTTTGGCCACGCCGCTGGCCTCGTTGAGGGCGTTGTCACTGGCGCAGGCCTGCCTATCACCCTCGTCACTCCCCAAGCATGGAAGAAGTCAGCCGGCCTGATCGGCAGCGACAAGGACGCCGCACGCTCAAGGGCTATCCAATTGTTCCCCGCGCTGCGTGCGCTGGACGCGAAAGGCAAGGGCCAGGCCTTGGCCGATGCAATTTTGATCGCACGCCATGGCCTTGGGCTGCGTGTTGCTGTAAACGAAACAGACGCAAAGGAACCGAAATGAACGAATCACTGCACCCTGACTTCGCACGCTACGCCGGCACGCTGCTGGAGATCATCGAAGTGGCAAAGGACATCAACCCGAGCCCGGAAACCCTGGCCGAGCTGATCAAGGAAGATGACGAGTGGAACGAGGCCTACGGCTGGGCGCATGGCGTGCTGATGTCGAACCGCGTTACCGGCCTTGGTGGCTCAGCCTTCGCGGTGCCATTCCTGCACCCGAACGTCTGCAAAAACCTGGTGAACGCTGCCGAGCAGCTGGGCGAGATCCACGGCCACCAGCCAAACCCGATTGAAGAAGGCCCGTACCAGATCCCCGAGATCGTCATCAAGCACGTTGACCAATCGCTACATGACGCCCTGGCCGACATGATCAAGTACCTGAACCTGTGGTTCATGCTGATCTACCAGGTTGAGCCCAATTCAATCAGCAGCATCCAGTTCGCCAAGTACGAGCCCGACGGCACGGCCCACGGCAATTGGCACCATGACCGGACCAGCGATTTTACCGCGGTGGTGAGCCTTAACCCGGACGACTTCACCGGGGGCGGTACGGATATTCGCCTGAGCCCGACGGACTATCACAGCATCCCGCCACTGCCCCAGGGCTATGCGCTGCTGCTGAACGGCAAGCAAGTGCACCACCGTGGCAGAGCCGTCGAGCAAGGCGCGCGCCACCTGCTTGTGTTTTGGCTGGATAGCAGTGTTTAGATAACGCAAACTTTCTGCTGGAAATATGGACACAAGGACGTGGCCATGAGTTACACTCCCCTCAATTGCCGAGGCCGTGAGACGCCAGAGCGATTAATTGACAGTAGGCGGAACGTAGCCCGTTTCGGAAAGCTCGGTTTCTCCCATGGCATTGGTTTGTTCCGCCTCTGTCGTGCCTTGGGAGATGTCTCACCCGAGCTTCCCAAAGCGGGCTTTTTTGTGGGGAAAGGAAAAGTGGACTGCATTACCGCAGGCAGAGCCAGGGAGCTATTGAGCTACAACGCAGAGACAGGCGTGCTGACATGGAAGGTAAGCCGAGGAGGGGTAAGGGCTGGTGATCCCGCTGGATCTCCGCAAAGCAAAGGGTACGAGCAGGTCCGCATCGACGGAACCCTGTACTACACGCATAGAGTTGCGTGGCTAATAGCGCACGGCCGCTGGCCAATCGATCAGCTTGATCATGTAAATGGCTTGCGGACAGATAATCGCCTGAAGAATCTGCGTGAATGCACGCAAGCACAGAACAATCAAAACAGAGCAAGCACCGCCGGCTCCACGTCCGCCCATGTCGGAGTTTGCTGGATGAGCCGTCGAGAAAAGTGGCAGGCATCTATCCGCGCAGGCGGAAAGAACAAAACCATAGGCCTTTTCGATTCTGAAGAAGATGCGTCTTCAGCTTATCGAAAAGAGAAAGAGCAACTCCATAAGTTCAACCCTGTCCCGAGGGGGCGAAAAACATGAAAGGAATTGTCGTTGCAGATGTAGCCGTAAAAACTGACGCCGATGGGCGCTACTCGCTGAACGACCTGCATAAAGCTGCAGGTGGAGAGAAGCGGCACGGCCCCAGCTATTGGCTGGCCAACGCTCAAACCGCTGAGCTTATTGGCGAGCTGGAAACTACCGGAAAATCGGTAGTTAGAGATACCGGAAATCCGGTAGTTAAAATCGAAGGCCGCAACGGCGGTACATTCGTTTGCAAGGAGCTGGTCTACGCCTATGCGATGTGGATCAGCCCGAAGTTTCACCTTCACGTCATCCGCACCTTTGACCAGGTTGTCCAGCGGCAGCGCGAGATTGAAGACGCGCAACGCTCGCGCCAGCTTTCCCGCCTTGAAGCGCCCATGCTCACGGACGCCATCAAGATCCAGCGCGAGGCATGCGGCAAGGAAATACACCCGCACCACTTCAGCAACGAGTTCAATCTGATCAACAAGATTTCACTCGGCCAAACGTCCAAGCAGTACCGCACTGATCAAGGCATCGACAAGAACGAGCCCATCCGCGACCACCTGACTCCCTGCCAGATCAAGTGCATCGAACACCTGCAGCGCCTCAACACGTCGCTGATCGAGATCGGCATGCCCTTTGAAGAGCGCAAGGCAAAACTCAACCAGGTCTACATGCTGCGCCACAAGCGTGCATTGCTGGCCGAAGTTATCCGGCTGGAGGCTTGAGCATGTCTTTTCAGATATACGTTGGCGACTGCCTGGAAACGCTGCGCACGCTGCCTGACAACTCGGTTGATTCGATTGTCACTGATCCACCCTACGGCCTTAGCAAAGAGCCGGATATGGCAGAAGTGCTGAAGCACTGGTTGGCTGGCGACGATTATCAGCACAAGGGTGGCGGTTTCATGGGTAAGAGCTGGGACAGTTTTGTACCCGGCCCAGCCGTATGGCGCGAGTGCCTGCGCGTGCTAAAGCCTGGTGGTCACTTGCTGGCTTTCTTCGGCAGCCGGACGCACGACATTGGTACGTTGGCCATTCGCTTGGGGGGCTTCGAGATCCGCGACATGGGAGCTTGGCTTTATGGGTCGGGGTTCCCTAAGTCTCGCAACATCGGCAACGACGTAGAGGGTATGGAAGGCTGGGGAACAGCCCTAAAGCCAGCCCACGAACCAATCACTTTCGCCCGCAAGCCACTGATCGGCACCATTGCTGCCAACGTGCTGGCGCATGGGACTGGGGCGATCAATGTGGATGGGTGTCGGGTTGGGACTGATACAGTATCGACCCATTCTAGAGGTTCAAATGCAGCCTTCCCAAAGCGCCCCGGCGAGTCCACGGTTGAAGAGAGTGGTCGCACTGTAGATCAGCGCGACGGGCTTGACCATTCTGAGAGAACCGGCCGCTGGCCCGCCAACATCCTGCACGACGGCAGCGACGAGGTGGTGGCGCTGTTTCCTGCAAACGCTGGGGCGGCTGCTCCAGTCAAGGGCACCGAAGCAAGCAAGGCCAGTGTCGGCAACATCACCGGTCAGCGCGAGCGTGTCGAAGGGGCTTTTCACGCCGACAAAGGCAGTGCTTCTCGCTTTTTCTACTGCGCCAAGGCGAGCCGAAAAGACCGAAACGAGGGGATGGTCAGTAGCGACACGCCCGCGGTAGGTACCGGCGCGACCATGCGCGAGCGTGAAGATGCTGAATGGTCTAAGCGCAACGGGAACCATCATCCAACGGTAAAGCCAACTGACCTAATGGCCTATCTATGCCGGCTGGTCACTCCGCCTGGCGGTACCGTGCTTGATCCTTACATGGGCAGCGGCTCAACCGGCAAGGCCGCCATGCGCGAAGGCTTCAGCTTCATAGGCTGCGAGCTATCCGAGGAATATGCAGAGATTGCTAGGGTGAGGATTGAGCATGCCTGGCTTGCTGCTCAGCCGGATCCTGAAGAGGTTATCGAAGAAGAGTCACCGCAGCAGATCCACATGGAAGAAGTCTGGTCTGCCCCTAGTGTTTCGATCCTGCAAACAAACGCCGTAGAATAGAAACCCGCCTTTCTCATAGGCAAAAAAATCCCCGTCCATGAGAGGCTGGCAGGCCGGACGGGGAATGATGTGGAGGTGGCCATTATGTCACAGCTATTCCCTGCCCAAAAGCAAGAAAACGCCAATCGCGGGGGTGTTCAATGAGCATGCCCAGCTTCTGCAATGTAATTCACCGGGTAGCGCGCAAGCAGCACACCTGTACCGAGTGCCGCGGCCATATCAAGCCGCTGGACGTTTACGAGCGCGTGTCCGGCTGCTGGGATGGAGAGGTGCAGACGTTCAAGACGTGCCTGTACTGCGAGCAGGCCCGCGACTTCTACGTCGAAGAGATCAAAGGCACCTGGATGCACGACCCGAACGAGGGAGATTACCGATTCACCCAGGTGATGCAGGATCTTCTCGACATTACGAGCGACATACCTACCGGCGACGGTAAGCGCTTCCGCGCCTATCGGTATGTGGTTGAAGCCAAGAAGCGCCGTGAAGCGGCTAAGGCGGTGGCACAATGAGCATTATTCGCGCACCGCGTCCTGAATCAAACTTCTATCTGCTGGACAAGCATATCAGCGAAGACGAGCGCCTTTCCTGGTCAGCCCGTGGAATGCTTATCTTCCTGCTGGGCAAGCCTGACAACTGGGAAGTATCTGTTCGCCACCTGATCAACCAGACACAGAATGCCGTCGGCAAGTCATCCGGCCGCGATGCTGTTCGCGTAATCCTGAAGGAGCTGGAAGAGGCTGGCTATCTCAAAGCCGACTTTGCCAGGAGTGAGGGAGGTGCCTTCAACGGCATGGCCTATACCGTATCTGAGATCGCCACGCCGAAGACGGAAAACCCGGCCCCGGCAAAACCGGAAACGGAAAACCCGGCCCCGGCAAAACCGTCGCCGGAAAATCCCCCACTAATAAGAACTGAGCTTCAGCAAAGTACTGATTTAGAAGTAAGGACTGATGCAAGCAAAGGCGCTGCGCGCCGGGTTAAGTTCGATCCACTGCCAGCTCGCCCCGAAAACGTAACTGAGGCGGTATGGGCTGAGTGGTGCACATTCCGCAAGGAGATCCGCAAGCCTCTGACCGAAACTATGTGCCGGCAGCAGGCGAAGGCGCTTGAGGGCCAACGCAACCCGGACGCTGTAATCTTGAAGTCGATCGCCAGCGGGTGGACTGGATTGTTCCCTGAGAATGGCTCCGCTAAGCAGCAAAGCCGCCACCATGGCCTTGATCAAATCGACTACGGCAGCGGGCAATCCGAAACCGTCACTATTGGGGGCTTGTGATGGAAAGCCTAAACACCGTTGTAAGCGACCTCGAAAAGCGGTTCGGCATCACTGAAAAGCGCGCGAGTCAGTGTGACATCCACGGCAAGTACGCCAGCGCATTCATGGAGCGCTCGCAGTCGTGGACGGATTGCCCTGAGTGCTCAAGGGAGCGCCAAAGCCGCGAAGAACAGGAAGAGCAGCGCCGCGAGCGTGAGCGCCGTGCTTCTGAGCGTGTGTCCCAACTGCTTGGCCGCTCAGCCATTCCGCCAAAGTTCGCCGGCAAGACGTTTCTCGATTACCGGGCCGAGTGTGAAGGCCAGATGCGCGCGCTGGCGACGTGCCGCGAGTATGCCGAGACTTTCCCCGAGCGGATTGAAGACGGCCGCTGCATGGTCCTGCTTGGCCCGCCTGGCACTGGCAAGACGCACCTTGCTGCTGCAGTTGCAGGCGAAGTGATACGCCGGCACCGCATGAGCGCGGTTTATTCAACGATCAGCGAGGCCATTCGCCAGTTCAAGGACAACTGGACCACGCGCGAGCGCCCGGAAGGCCAGATCATTGAACTGTTCGCTTCGCCGTCGCTGCTGGTGCTGGATGAGATCGGAATGGGTTGGGGCTCTGATACCGAGCTGCTGTATCTGTTTGAGATCATCAACGCCCGGTATCAAGCGAACCGCCCGACGATCATCGCCGGAAACATCGCGCGCGAGGATGTGCGCAAGTGCCTGGGTGACCGAGTTGCTGACCGATTGAACGAAGCCGGGTGCCGCGTGGTTAAGTTCGACTGGCAGTCTGCGCGCAGTACGCTTTAACAGGCATTGGCGGCACGGAAGCTGCCAAGCCATAGCCCAGGCAATAAAAAAGGCACCTGCGAGCTGCTAGGTGCCTTCCTGGTGAATCTAAAGCGGTATCTAAGACTGTTCTTCCAGCAATTTCAGAATTACCGCCTTACGCTTGGTTGGATCATTGCCGGTAAGCCGGTTCAGGGCGTCCAGAGCCGCCCCTGGCTCAATGTTCAGGTCTACCCTGATCCATCCTTCAAGCTCACGCCGCTTTCGTAGCGTGGTGGAGCGTACTGGCTTCTTCATCGGTCCCCCGGTGGGCAGTAGTTCATAGGGCCATGACCGCGAGGGTCCGTGTCGTCGAAGTCGTCAACTGGATCTGCTGGCTCTTCTTCTTCGGTTGGCGGGTCGTCGTAGTCGGGGTCGCGCGGATCAAGGGACCAGCGCCAGGCGTTCTTGTTCATAGCTTGGCCTCTAGCATTTTTGCAAAGCATTCGGCACTGGCCTGCTTGCGTGCCGAATCAAGCTGATCAAGTAGCGCGTCCAAATCCTCAAACTCCAGCCGAGACCGGCTTCGCTGGAGGGTGAATCCGTGCTTGGCCATAAACCAGAGGAACACGTCAATTGTGTAGCAGTGCGCTTGTCGCCAATTGACTTGGTTTGCCGGGTGATCGTCTTCGCAAATGATGTGCTCTGAAATTCCTCGAAAGAGGCTTTTGCAGTTATGGAAGTCGCGCATAAACTCCGGCAAATGCTTTTGCTGTTCGCGCCACGCTTTAAGTTTTGAGTCCATCACTTCGCCTCCAGGGTGGCCAGCTGGGCGCGGAGTTCTTCAACCACGTGGCGCTGCGAAATAATCCCGCACTGCAACCCTGTAACCCAGCTTTTCAGCAACTCCCGCGACACAACCACACCATCTTCCACTTGGTCGGCTGGATGGGTGTAGAGCTTGGTGCCAATTGGCAGGTTGCGAGTAATGATGTCGCTGGTTCCGTCCGAGCTAAAGGTTTCGGCCGATACCTCAACAGCCTCGCCCCCTTGGCTGGGCAGTTGGGCGCGGGAGTTCCAGGCCGCGATGGCGCTTGATTCAAGTTCGTGATCGGCGGCTGTGCTGTTGAAGCACTTTACGCACTGCACAAAATACTGCGCGTCGAATAGCCGCGACTCGGCATCTCCACCGCAAAACGGGCACGCTTTCAGTTCTTCGGCCATGTCAGTTACTCCGCTGCTGGTTGGTTGATACGGTCGCCAGGCATGCAGCTCATGGCGATTTGGTCAAACCGCTTTTCAAGAATGCACGTCGCATCAAGGTCATCGCTGTAAAACGCGCTAGTTCCAGTCGATGAAATTCGACCATATAAAGCGACTCCAAAGTATGCGACCGCCAGCCAGATTAAGCAGCAAACTCCGATTGATTTTAAGGCACTCATACATCACCGCCCTGACTGCCTGCTGATGGGGCGGAGGGTAGCGGCATCCAGTGGGTAACAACTCCCTCAATAACTGCGCAGCTTGAATAGTCCGGCCAGTTATCAATCAGCTCGTACCAGCCCTCAGTTGTGTAGTAGCAGTCGTCCTGCTCGCTGTACTCACAGCACTGGGTGTCAGGGTCTGCAAAATCTTCTGCCTCAACCGTGAATCGCTTGACGTGCATGGCGCGTATGCGGCGACCCATGCCGTGACTGTTTAGGTAAAAGGCCAAGACTGTCTTGCCGCTCGCGGGAAGTTCGTCTGCTGCCAAATTCCACGCCGGCACCATCTGGCGCACCTGCTCACAATGGCTAGGCGCTGATGGGGCGGCGCCTCTGTACTCCATGCACTTCTTGCCTAGGTATTCCGATAGCTCCTTGCTTTGACGACCGTGGCGAATAAGGCCAGCAGCGTCCATTACAGCGCTTAGGAACTGAGAAAAATCCTTGGTAATGGCGGGGCTTGGACAAGCCGAAAGCATGGCTTTGTATGTTGCCGGCGTTCCGATGTATTTATCTCCAGCCTCCAGCATTGCATCTATCGGCTCAACCGGTACCAACTGCCAGCCCTCCAGCACCTGCTCACTATGGTTAGCGGATAGGGCGGCGCGGGCTTGCCATGCGCGGTACGGCAAGAATGCTGAGCTGATGAAGGTCGTATCAATATGGTCGGCAATCAACTGCTCACAGCGGAACCACTTATCAAACGCCGCCCTCTCAGCGCCAGCGCTGGCAGGCTGGTTTAGGATGGCGACTTCATCAAGGCAGGCGTTACAACCTTTATGATACCCAGATGCAGCTGCTACCGAATCAGCTCGCTCAGGCAGCAACACCCCGCTCGGCTGTGCTTTCATGGCGGCAAGCTCTTGCACCACCTTCCAGTGCGCTTCGTTCATGCCGTTGATAGTCGCCTGCTTGCTGGCAATCTCCCGCGCCTGCGCCTCAACCTGCGCCCGCAAAACCTCCATATTCTCTAGCGATACTGCGTAACGGTCTGAATCGTTCATGCTTTATTCCTCAGTGTGTTGCGTACAGGTAGCCGCCGATAGCGCACAGCAGGGCAGCGGTGAAAAGAAGATCAACCTTGCGGGTCAGATACCAAGCGCGCGGCGGCATCATGGTATTTTCCGGGATCACGTCGTCAGGGCCGAAGGTGTATCCGCGAGCCTCCCAGTGTTTCAGCCAATCCATTTGCTTCGGTGTGTAGCGGGTTGCCTGGGTTCTCATGGCTTCACCCGCTTAGCGCGCTCGGCCATGAATGCGTCAGCAGCGCATGCGGCTGCTTTCGCGGCCAGGGCTGCGTCGTCAGTAGGACCGGTTAGGCCCATACCCTGGTTCCATATCTCGGTTTGAGCAAGCTGGAGGAAAGTCGGTAAGGCCGCCAGCGCCACGTCATCCCAAAGGTCTTGCAGGTATTCGGCGCTTTCGGTTGGCGCTGGTTTGGCTGCTGTCGGCATAGGCTTTCCAGCCTTAAACATCTTCAACATCTCGCGGATCCCAGGCGGCGTGCTGAGCACCATGTTTTTGTCACGGCAAATCGCGCCCCAGCCTTTGGCTAGCTTGACCTGCATAACCTGGTAATCGCCTTTCCCGTCGCGCCAGGTGATCCCATTGGCATCAAGCCAAGCCTTGAAGCGGGCAACCTGGGGCATGGTGATCATTTTCAAATCGTGAGCGGTAGACATAAGGGGTTTCTCTTGAGTGGGAGCGTTCATAACGGTATCGCTCCATGCTGGTGAATAATTGCCAGTGCAGCAGCCGAGTAGATGACGATCACGGCCCATGCCGAGGTCAGGATTGCGCGCTTCAAAAGGGGAGCCAGTCGCCGACGGCGGGCCATGGGGTTTTGGCCAGGCTGTGCTTGCGAGCGTTGAGCACCAACTGAAAGAGGTTTTCATGCTCTTTGTTGTCGATCTCATCACCCAAGCGCGCCCAGTTGATAGAGCCCAGGCAATACTGCGATACCTCGTAAGCGTCGTAGCTGCGCGGATCACGCAACAGCATGAGTTGGAACAGCAGTTGTTTGCGTTTGTGGGCTAGCATGGCGTTATCTCGGTAATGCCCCGGCGAACCGGGGCGGAATGGTTATTCAGCGCGGAACTGTTCGCGCCATGCAGTGAAGGCGTTATCGCCGTGGTGCGCTTCCCATCCGTATGCTGAGCAGAACACACGGTCAGCCGCTTCAATGGTCGCGTCTGTTTGGGTGAGAAAGTCGCTAGATCCGTAAGCCTTGAGCATGGTGCAGCGAAGATCCCAGGCGTCATTGGCTGACGATGAGGCGTTGCCGATCCAGTTGTTTGCAAGCGCGTGTGAAACGTACTCCAGCCGCTCGGTCACCTGCTGGCATGAGCGAGCGAAGTCATAAACCCGGCCACGGTGGCGAATCAGCTTGTCTCCGTTCTTGGCCTCGATGAAGTCCAGAAGGTTGCCGTAGAAGGCTGTGCGCCATTCGTTGCTGTAGCCCACGCGAGCCTCTGCCAGCAGCGTATAATCAGGGTTCACCGTATAACGAAACTCGGTATCACCGTGCGCCTGGTGCGAGCCGGTAAACTCGGCATTGTCATTGCCGCGGACAAAGCGCTCAGCCAGGCCGCCGCGCTCATTTGCATGCAGCAGCGTAAACAGGAACTTCTCAGCAGCGCCTTCAAGGTAGCCGTCGTGATGCACGTAAAAGCACACGGCAGGGCGGCAGTTAGCTAGGTCAGCTTCAAACAGGTAAGTGGCGCGAGTAGCCATAATGTATTGCCTCAAAAATCAATATCGACGGGGTTTGTTGTTGCTGAGTTGATTCTAGAAGCGTTGCCGGCAACGTGCAAGCATCCACAGGAATAAATTTGCAGATTATTTGTACGACGAAAGAAAAAGACTTTGCATTAAAGTAAACCCGTGGCTATTATTCGTCCTGCCAGCCGATAACGGTTGGCATAACCCAGATGGGCAGCCTTACCGTCATCCAGCTGGGCAGGAATACCGCCGAGAGGCAGTAAGCAAACGGGCCAGGCTAAGCAGGAGCGAAGCCGCCAGGGATTAGATGACCCGAAGGCCAGCCGGAATGGGCGCAAGCCGGCACGAACAAGGGCCGCCAAGCGGGTACATAGTGAGCCGAAAGGCAACACCTAGATGGTTGGAATCCATCACGGTCCACCAACTCCGACGGGGAGATCCGCCCATAGCCTAGAGCTAGCGTAAGGGCAGCCAGAAGCGGTAACTGGCCCATAGCCCGATGGCTATCGGAGTGTGATTTGCAGTGGAGCCAGGCACCTGACTTGTAATCAGGCCAGCCAACGAGTAACGCCGGGCGAAGTACCGGTGCGGGCAAAGCCAAGGGTCGCTACCTGCGCAGATCACACCCCGATGCCCTCAAGCATCAAACTGCTATGTAATGCGCGACGGGAGCCAAGGATGGCCGAAGTCAAACATCCTGCCACGCCAACCCATAGCACACCCCGGCCACCGTAAGGCCAACACCTACCCAGGTGCCTACCCTGGAAAGACCCAGGAACGCTAAGCAGTCGTCCACCTCCGCTGACCACTGCGCATTTGCGGAACAGTCCACCCAGCCCGCTAAGTCGGGAAGCGCATCAAGCAGCCGTACATTGCGTATACGGTACACCTGCCCTGGAAGATCGATCTGTTCCCACGCCAGCACCTGCCGGCCCTGTGTTATCGTTTGCAAAACACACCCTCGGTTCATAAAATCCAAACAGTCACGTTCACTGGACTGATTCGCCGAGTCGTTCACAAGAGTCAATACGGAATATACCCATGCCCACGAAGAAGGCGCAGGACGCTGCCACTAAGCCGGCACGCAAGCGCAAACCCACCACCAAGGCCGATAAGCCCGCTGTAGAGCCCCAGACGCCTGAGGTTCCTGTAGTGTTAGGCCGTCCGTGCTCGTTCACGCAGGAGCTTGGGGACCGTATCTGCGAAATGCTTGCGTCCGGCATGAGCATGAGAACCGCCTGCAAAGAAGAAGACATGCCATCAATGCAGACAGTTTTCCGCTGGCTGCGCACCAACGAGGCTTTCTGCGAGCAATACACGCGCGCCAAGGCCGAAGCGGCTGACGCGCTAGTCGAAGAGATGATCGACATTTGCGACGACGGCACCAACGACTGGATGGAAGTTCACGACAAAGAGGGCAACGCCGTCGGCTACAAGGTCAACGGCGAGCACGTACAGCGCTCACGGCTTCGTGTTGAAACCCGCAAGTGGATTGCCGCCAAGCTGAAGCCCAAGAAGTACGGCGAGAAGGTTGATCTGAACCATGGCCTACAGCCTGAGAACCCTATCGCCGCGCTGTTGCAGCAGGTATCGGGCAGCACGCTAAAGCCCGAGGGTGATCAGTGACCACGCACAAGGGCGCTGAATTCAGCGAGCGGCTTGCGCGCCTTATCCCAGGCATCGCGCATGCTCAGTGCGTGCGCCGCCAGCTCTACCAGTCGGTCTACCTGCTCTGCTGCTTCCCATCGCTGGTATGTGCGCAGTGGCACGCCAAGATCGTTTGCGGCCCATGCCTGGCTCTTGTAGCCCATCGCGTTGCGCCATTCCCGCAGCTCTCTACCTGTCATCTCGCAGCCCTCATTACGTCTGTATGGCGGTGTTTTACCAATTATACACCGAGCCGAGCCGACAAAATGGCGGTTCTGGGTGAAATCTGGCGTTCTGCGCGCATGGTTACCCTGCACTTTCCGCCCAGGATCGCGGCATGAGTGCCAAAGTTGGCGTGCCACTCGACCTGGTGCCGAAGAACGAGGAAGAGTTGGCGCGCTGCCTGGCTGATCCGATGTGGCGGCTGTGCTCAGGCCAGCTGTATTACATCATGGTGAAGGACGACGACAACGACCAAGACGGCCTTGTTGTCCCGTTCAAGCCGAACCGGGCGCAGCGCAGGCTGCTTAACAACCTGCACTACCGCAATATCATCCTCAAAGCCCGTCAGTTGGGCTTCACAACGCTCATCGCCATCTTCTTCCTCGACTGCTGCCTGTTCAGGGCAAACGTGCGCGCCGGCATCGTGGCTCAAGACCTTGGCGCGGCTGAAACGATCTTCAGAGACAAGGTGCGCTTCGCTTACGATCGCCTGCCGCCGAAACTGCGCGAGGCAATGCCGCTGTCCGTCGAGAACACGACCGAGCTGAAGTTCGCGCACAACAACTCAAGCATCCGTGTGGCTACGTCCATGCGCTCCGGCACCCTGCAGTACCTGCACATATCCGAGTTCGGGAAGATCTGCGCCAAGTTCCCAGAGCGCGCCAAGGAGGTGATCACCGGCTCTATCCCTGCCGTGGCTCCGTCCGGCCTGATCTTCATCGAATCGACCGCTGAAGGCCAGGAAGGCGAGTTCTACAACATGACGAAGCGGGCCATGCGCCTGCACGACGCCAAGAAGGGGCTATCGCGTAAGGACTACCGGTTCCACTTCTACCCCTGGTGGGGCGCTATGGAGTACCGGCTTGACCCTGACGAGGTGATCATCACCCAGCGCGATGACGAGTATTTCGACAAGATCGAAGCGCAGATGGGCTGCGAGATCGACATCGAACAACGCGCTTGGTACGTCGCCGAGCGTGATACCACCTTCTCCGGGGCCGAAGAGAAGATGTGGCAGGAGTACCCCAGCACGCCGCAGGAGGCTTTCCAGAAATCCACCGAGGGCTGCTACTATACGGTCCAGATGACTGCTGCCCGCAAGAAGGGGCGCATCACCACGGTGCCTTACACGCCTGGTTTCCCGGTCAACACGTTCTGGGACATCGGCAACAGCGACGGTACCGCAGTATGGTTTCACCAGCAGATCGGCCTGCAGCATCGTTTCATCAAGTTCATCGAAGGATGGGGCGAGCCTTACGCTCACTTTGTCGAGCAGATGCAGAAAACGGGATGGGTGTGGGGCACGCACTATCTGCCGCACGACGGGGCACACGTCCGCCAGGGCATGGATACCAACCTGTCACCCATTGAGATGCTGGAGAAGCTGGGCCTGCGCAACATCGAGGTAGTGGCAAGGGTTTCAGAGCTGCAGCACGGCATTCAGGCGACGCGCGACGCATTCGCCAACTGCTGGTTTGACGAGACAGAGTGCAAGGAGGGTATCGCCCACCTTGATCAGTACAAGAAGGCGTTTAACGCCAGGACGCAGACGTTCACAGACGTGCCGGTCAAACACGACGGGCACTCAGAAGCAGCTGACGCCTTCAGGCAGTTTGCCCAAGGCTTCAAAGATCACAAGGTCACCGCTGGCACTCGGCCCAAGCGGCGAAACAAATCGGGACGGGTAGCCTAATGACACGCATAGCGCTGGATCTGACACAAAGCCACTTCATCAAAGAGCGCGGCGACCTGACGCTGTACGGTTCGTGGTACGGCGAGCAAAAGCGCCCATGCCTGGCCGTGCTGCCCACCATGCGCGAGGGCATACCGCTTGTCATCGAGCTGAAGGATGCCTGGAAGTGGAACCCGGACGATAAAGACGTGCCGGGACTGCTGATCATCCCTGGCCGCGAGTCTCAGCCTGAAAGCGCCGCACGCCTCATTGGTGCCTTCCTCTACGCCAACGGCTACGATGCCAACAGCATCACAGCAATGCGCGTGCTGTCGCTCATCCATGACCACCTGGGTGACCTGCTATCCATGCCGCCCAAGCCCGCCAACCTGCAAGTAGTGGCCGACGCCTACCGCACCGACGAAAGCGGCAAGGTGCATCACCAGGAGATCCGCGAAAATGTTTGACGATCACCAGGAAAGCCCTGCCGGCTACTCGGGCAAGAAGACAGGCGACGCATGGTCCCGTCTGCCCGTGACGAAGGAAGGCGGCAAGAAGCAGAACAGCATGGACAGTGAGCCACTGCGCAATCTGCATTCTCGCCTGTTGTCCATGTACGAGCAGGAGCTTGACCGCCAGGCCGAGAACCGCACGCAGATGGCCGTCGATGAGGACTTCTACGACAACATCCAATGGACCGAGGAAGACGCCCGCATCCTGAAGGAGCGCGGCCAAGACCCGCTGGTGTTCAACGTGATCAGTTCATCCGTCAACTGGGTCATCGGCACCGAGAAGCGCGGACGCTCAGACTTCCGCATTCTCCCCCGGCGCAAGGAAGGCGGTAAGCAGGCCCAGCGCAAGACCGAGCTGATGAAGTACATGGCGGACGTGAACAGAACGCCATTCCACAAGAGCCGAGCGTTTGAAGACGCGGTGAAGGTGGGCATCGGCTGGATGGAAGACGGCGTGCAGGACGGTGACGACGGCGAGCCGGTCTACTCCCGCTATGAGTCGTGGCGCAACATGCTGTGGGATAGCGCCTGCACAGAGAAAGACCTGAGCGACTGCCGCTACATCTTCCGTAGCCGCTGGGTTGACCTGGACATCGCAACGGCCATGTTTCCCAACCGCGCCGGTCTACTGGATCAGTCAGCACGCGAGAATGACCGCTTTGGCTTAGACAGCCAGGGCGATGAAGCCATGGACTACGCCGAGCAGGACCGGGAGAACGTAGGTTCAAGCCGTACCAGCTTCCACGACCACAAGCGCAGCCGCGTGCGGTTGATCGAGGCATGGGTACGCATTCCCACCAAGGTCAAGAAGCTCAAGGGCGGCGAGTTCGGCGGCGAGGTGCATGACGAGTTCAGTGTCGGCCACCAGGAAGCAATCGAGTCCGGCCAGTCTGTCATCGTCGAAAAGACCATGATGCGCATGCACTGCTGCATCCTCACCGCCAGCGGCATGCTGTACAGCGCAGAAAGCCCGTACCGGCACAACCAGTTCCCGTTCACGCCAGTGTGGTGCTATCGCCGCGGTCGCGACGGCCTGCCATACGGCATGATCCGTGGCATGCGTGACATTCAGTACGACATCAACAAGCGCGCAGCCAAAGCCCTGCACATTCTGAGCACCAACAAGGTGATCATGGACGAAGGCGCAGTCGAGGATCTGGACGAGTTCGCCGAAGAGATCAGCCGCCCCGACGCCATCATCGTCAAGAAGCAGGGCAAGGAGCTGATCATCAACGCCGAGCGCGAGCTTGCGTCCGGGCACATCGAGATGATGAGCCGCGACATCAACATGATCCAGAGCCAGTCTGGCGTCACTGACGAGGCCATGGGCCGAACCACCAACGCCACGTCGGGCCGCGCAATCATGGCGCGCCAGGACCAAGGCAGCATGGCAACGGCTGGCATCTTCGATAACCTGCGCTTCGCTACCCAGGTGCAGGGCGAGAAGCAGCTAAGCCTGCTTGAGCAGTTCTTTACCGAGGAAAAGCAGTTCCGCATCACCAATACGCGCGGTACCGCCACCTACATCACCGTGAATGACGGCCTGCCGGAGAACGACATCGTTCGCACCAAGGCCGATTTTGTGATCAGTGAGGCCGACTGGCGCGCATCGATCCGCCAGAGCCAGACCGAAGAGCTTATGGCCATGCTGGGCCAGCTGGCACCGGTAGCCCCGCAGCTCGCCATGGTGATGATCGACCTGATTGTCGAAGAGATGGACATCGGCAACCGCGAAGAGCTGGTAAAGCGCATCCGCGAAGTCACTGGCATGAAAGACCCGGACGCCGAAGAGCCAACGCCGGAAGAAATCGCCCGCGAGCAGTCAGCAGCAGCGCAGGCCGAGATCCAGCAGCGTGCCGTCATGGCCGAGATTGCCGTCAAAGAAGCCGACGCCATGCAGAAACAGGCCAACGCCGCCAAGGCCCAAGCCGGCACGCAGGAGCTTATGGCCAAGCTGGCAGGGTACAATGTGGAAACGCAGCAAAAGGCACTGGAAACAGCCCTTGCTATGCTATCCGCGCCACGTATCGTGCCCATCGCTGATACAGTGCTGCATGAGGCCGGCTTTGTTTCCCGCACCGAGCAGGAGACAGCCGCCCAAGAGCAGGCCGCCATGGAGCAGCAAGCCATGCTGGAAGAGCAGCAGGCCATGCAAGCCCAAGAGCAGCAGATGCAACAGCAGCAGATGGCCGAAGA